CGGTTGCGCTGTCCTCGAACGCGATGCCGCGCTTCTGGAGCAACGCGATAATTTGCTCGCGTTTCATAAGTTGTGATTTTTCCGCAACGTTGCGGGTGATTATTTGAATTGTGTGATTGCTATTTCCTAAACCTCCTAACCCTTCTACCCCTTCGGTTCCCTCCCCGCCCTCAGAACGAACTACGCTCTGAGTGTCCGCTTGAATCGGTGCCAATGAAACCTCGAGCGGAGTCCAGTCAATGGCTCGCATCGTTGGTATCTGATTGTCGCCTGATGGGGTTTCTTCGTAAACGTCGACGTTGTAGCCAACAGAGATACCACGGACAATACCGTTCTTCACCTTGCGGTAATACTTCTCGCTGTCCTCGTCATCGTCAAAACGAACTGAGGCGATCAACTTACCGTCTTCAACTCGCCATGATTCCACTACGCCGTAAACGCCTAAGGCGCCTGTGCGTTTGTGGTTGTCGAGCAAAGGCAAACCGCCGTCAAGTCGTTCAGTTCGGAAGTGCCCTGCTTCAAGCGACAACACCTCATTGAACATCGATCCCGTCCACCAATCGTAAGTGCGTACTGGATTCTCAGTGCTTACGATCACCTCAATAGTGCGAGTTTCCTCGTTCAATGTAGCGGGCTGAAACATAGCCCTTGTGTAGGCTTTGCCTCCCGATACTTGACGTATGTTACTTCCTTGTGGCATTCGTTTAGTTTGGCGCAATTATAACCAATTCAGTTTAATTCTCAAAAAATAATTTATTCACTGTCTTGATCAGATGTTGCCGCCTCCACCGTTTCAGCGGCCTCAGGTCCTTTACCAGCATCCCAGCGCGGATCGCATGCAAGTTTCAAACCGTACTTGTCGAATCGAGCGTAGTCCTCACCGAGCTCTTCGGCTACGTCGTCAGGGTCACCGCCGTTTTGGCGAATAGCCTCTGACCAGCTGATAAGGCCTGAGCGGATTTCATCTGACTTTGCCTTGACCTCTTTCGATGGGTCGATCATTTCCCGACGTGGCGCCGTCCACATGCACAATATTTCCTCACGTTGATTCTGAGTGATAACCCCTTTAACCGCTGCGTAAGCCGAGAACCAATCCCATACTACGTCGCAGAACATTGGAATGAGCATCTGGGATTGCCACTCGTTGATGTTACGTTGAAACTCTAGCCAGCCCATTCGGCCTGAGGAGAAGTTTACGCCGCTTAAATCACCAGTGAGAACTTCGTAAGAAATCCCATATCCAGCAGCAGCGCCCTGTAATACCTTGCGAGCATAGTCGCTGTAGCCTTGAGTAACAGGTGGTGAGGCAAACTCGATTGTTTTACCTGGGCTTAGAACTTCGATCATGCCCGGCTCAAACCGCTCAGCAACATCAATGTTTTCCTGAGTTGAGTACGCCGTAGCCGATCCCTGAGGGTCAGTGATGAATCCCATGTAACAAGCAGCGATCTTCTGACGTACAAGCTCTGCATCTTCGTAGTCATCGTAGTCCTTCAGGCGGCGCATTGATGCCGACGACCAAGGAACACCGCGGACTTGTCCGGCAAACTCTGGAAGGAAAACGTGAATGCAGTCAGTAAGCGACACTCGCTTACTCTCTGCGTATCGTTCTGACGGGTGGCGGTCGAACAGGAATACTGCAACTCGCTGCCCGTCTTTATTAAACTCAAAACCCTGTGTTATGTAACCTCCACCATCCGATAGTTCTATGCTCTCATCGCGTGAACTATCGATGAAATCAGACGACACAACTTGTAGCTTCAGTGGGTACTTCTTGTCGGTGGTTGCCCTTTTACGAATAATCACCTCGCCATCCTGAACGACCATTCGCATGACCATTTTTTGCAAGCCCCAAAAGTTTGTCAGCCCGTCAAAATCACATACGCGATTATGCGCCCACGACCGCCAATACTTCATCAGTCGCTCGCTATTCTTGCCCTCAATGTTCTCACACACAGGCTGAATACCAGTGCCAACGGTGTTGTTGGCGATGGCCTGAACGGCTCGACGTGCGTAAGTATTGTTTTGAGTGAGGTCACGGCTGCGAGCCTTCAAGGTTGGCAACGCTCGTTTGATCTCTTGATTGACGCTGCCCGTGCTCTTACCCCAGCCCTTAGTTCTGCGGGTATTGGCCGAACCTTCATAAGCCCGTATTGCCGCCCTCGCTTGAACCCTCTTTAGTGCTGCCTGAGGCGCTATCCAGCCTATAACGTTGTCGATGAAGTTCATAAGCCTTTAGTGTGATTGGCCTTCAGCCGTATTGTTGGAGGTGTCAAACCGAGTTCAACGCGCATCATGTTACGAACCTTGATCATGTCGTCAACTGATCGGTAAATCACCATCTTGTTGCCGTACATCACTTGGTTTACTCCCTGTGCTATCGCGTCCTCTAACGTCTGTAACTGCTCTAGTGTATAGGCCATTATGTTTGATTTACTCTAAACCGTAGGTCGCAAATATAGCATTATCCCCAAATTGAGCCGTCAGATGAACGAGGTTTTTTCTTGACCGGTTGAGCTTGACCCCTTGTGACCATCGCCTCGTAGTGAGCATCTTCCATTGCGTCGATGCCAACAACAGAGGCAGCGGCCCTAGCGTACACTCGGCAGTCAAGCGGTTCGTTGCGTTCGTAATGCTTTACCCATTGGTAACGACGGTAGCCACGGACTACACGGAACTCTAATCGCTCAGCGGTGATGCCTCGGAAGAACGCTTGACCGTACTGCGGGAAGTGGCAATACCCCTGAGGCGTTGTGCCATCCTCATCCTTGTCTTGACGAAGCCAACCGTAAAGCTCGGACTTGATGATTGATACCCCGACGTGCCACACCTTAACGTGGCCAATTCGCTTGCCATTACGAGCGATCATAACCTGTTTGGGTGCTTGGATAATTACCGACTGAGCTTCCTGACCCTTGATCGGAATCACTCTGTCGGGCGGCATCCGCTGACAGAATTGATACACGTGCTGAGTGTTGTAGCCGCTGTCAATCGCCATCATTTGCATTGGTAAAATCATGCCGTCTTCTCGCTTCCACTGTTCAGATATGATCTGCCTAAGGGTGTCGTAGGGTGCTGAGGTTGCCGTGTCGCCCATGATTACCCGGTAGTCAAGTGACCAACTTCGCTTGCCCTTGCCCCAGCCGACTATCTCAACTTCAATTCTGTCCTTCTGAATATCCGCGCCAGCGGTGATAAAACACACCTCTTTAGGTGGCGCGTTCTGCTCGTAGCTCTCTCGCTTGTCGTATAGCCGCTGCCACTCAGGGGCTTCGCCCTTGTCTCTCCATGTCTCACCAAGAACAGTGTTGACAAACGTCTTCATCTTGTTCACGTCGGTCTGAGCCGCCACCCAGTCGTTCGCTGCATCTGCCCACGAGTACCAACCAAGCGGTGAATAGAGCGAGTTCAGATGAAATCCAACGCGCCGGTGCGAGGTGTTTTCGGGAGCGGTTGAAATCCATTCGCCCTTAGCCAGCATCGTTGGCTTGCTTCGCTCGTGAATTAAAACGCCGCATCCCTCGCACGCAAGCATAGCCGTGTCGGGTTTTCCATCGTCCCACTTCAAGTTCTTGAATTTAATCTCTTGCATGTGATCACACTCAGGGCATGGCACGTGGTACTTGCGCTGATCGGTCGCTAGGTAGGCTGATTCAATGGCTGAATTGCCCTCAACTGTTGGTGTCGAAACGATGAATATCTTTCGCTTGCTGTAGGTTGATGTACGTTTTTTAGCGAGGTCAATCGGTGATCCTTCCCCGTCAAGGTCGTGCGGGTAGGCGTCAACCTCATCGAGGAACAAGTATCGGACCGGCATAGACCGGAGGCCAGCAGCAGAGTTTCCACCGGTCATGATTAATACCCCGCCTGGGAACTCCTTTTGGTACGTTGTGTTCGAGCTGTCGCGAGAACGTTTGGCCGCTACCTTCTCCCTTAGGCGAGGTGTTGCCTCAATCATCGGGTCAATTCTGATCTTTGAATTTCGCTTGATTGTATCGTCCGTCGGCATGACCATCAGCATCGGCCCAGGCGCCGCATCCATCACGTAGCCAACCCAGCAGTTCCCCGCTTCGGTTGCCCCAATCTGAGCGCCCTTGATGAATACAATTTCCTGAGTGGAGTCATGGGCGGACAGTTTATCCATGATCTCCCTGAGGTATGGCGTACGTGAAGTCCTCCACCTACCATGTTCAGCACTGGCAACTGGTGACAGCATGCGATGTGCGTCTGCCCATTCGCTTACGGTGTAGATCGGCTCAGGCCTTAGCCCAGCTAGAAATCCTTTTATGGCTGCGTAGTTGGTCATAGCTTCTCCAGGTGATCGGTCAATCTTGTGAGCTCATCGTGAATTGCTTTGTGAAGCAACGTGTGTGCGTCAGCCCTTGTGGAAGCGGCGAGTATGTCGTCAATTACCCGGTCAGGAATACTCAACATGGCGTCGCGTATCTCTTGCCCCATCTCGTGAAGCGACTTGTTCACCACGTCCTTTTCCACCAGCATTCCCTCGGCCTTTCGGTAGTTTAGCTCAGCGGTCTTGGCATCCCAAACGGCCTTAGCCTGTTTGGCCTCCATCATCGTCTTAGCCGTAGGGGTCAGCGTCTCAACCTTGTTCTCTTTGGATAATGATTGAGCAAGCACGGCCGACTGAGGCGGACCGCCTTCTCTAACTGCAATCGCCCACTCTTTTCTAGCGATCAACTCAATGATCATCCTCTTTCCGTTGACTTCGGTAAAGCTGTCAGAAGTGATCTTACCAGCAGCAACCGCCTTGCGTACTGCCGTTTCACTGACGCCTAATCTTCGGGCGAATTCTCGGAC